TATTAGAACAACCAATCCTTTTAACCTTTCGAGTCATTGTTATACCAATTGCATTAGCTTTAATCATACTTTCTACAAATACATTCTCATATTCTAAATCATAATATAAACCATTACATACTACCTGACCAGCATCATTTGATTCCACTACAACGTATGCCATATTATAATATGTAGCATATTTATATATTACATCAGGGAATAACAAAGGACTCATTGTATTATCTCTAAATACACATACCTGTTCAAATGGATTAACTGTCACATCTATAACAGTAAATGTGGAATAATCTTGGCCTCTTCCCTTTGATACATCCACTGTCATTATATAATTATGGTCTTCAAGTGGTCTTTTGTAAATATTTAAATTATCCCAATAAGCAATAGGTTCACTTGCCCTTAAAGCTAATAAACAATCTGCAGATAGTAATGTATTACCTGTACCATGAAATGAATTTCCAAATTCTTGGTCAAATTGCAATGGGGAAGTGTTTTGAATGGTTGTTTCTTTCCATGCCTCATCTCTTCCTGGTACACTCCACCAATCTACTCTATATGGCTTAAATTCATTTGTATTTTGAATAGCACCTTCATATAGTTTATGGAACATATTACCTATACCATTGGCAGTAGACGTAATAATAACCTTAGATGTTTTACCTCCTGAGATTACAGGATATGTTGAAGTATAAAATTCTGTTGCTTGGTCTACGAATGCAAACTCATCAAGGTATACGAGATTAAGTGACATACCACGAATAGAGCTTGAGGATGTAGCTGATGCTATAAGTCTTGAATTATTTGAGAATGATATAGATTTTTTATTAAGAGATGTACATCCAGGTTGAAGAAAGAATGGAAGACTTTCTAACATAAGAGTAATCCTACCCAACATTTCCCTAGCAATTGTTTCTTTATTAGCGAGGATACCTAATACTTGTTCACCTTTAAATATAGCAAACCATAAAAGATATGCACAAACGGCAATTGATTTACCACTTTGTCTACATGCGAGAACAATATTAAATCTATTATCTTCAAAATGATTAAACATTTCTGCTTGATATGGATATAAATCAAATTGTACTAATCCTTTATCAAGATTAATAATTTTACAATATGTTGTTGCAAAATATACAGGGTCTTTTAAACACTTTTCGTATTCAACTAATTCCTCTTTAGTCCACGGGTGTTCAACGTCTGCTCCTCGGACATTAGGATTTCCTAAATAGTAGTTTTGTTCATCACTCATTTGGTAATTCTACAGTCGCGTCTATTATCTTTTCATCACGTAACATCTTCTGTAGTTCGGCTGTCGATCCTATAAATACGTTGTTGGTATCACCTTTATGGGTTAATGCAGGTGTTGATTCTTTATCTTGATCCTTTTTTCTTTTATGAAGTTTAAGAATCTTCTCCCCGATTTCTGCATTATTTTTGATTAGCTGGCCAAGTACTTCAAAAGCTCTTGGATGTTCTGACTCGCGAGCAAGTTCTAACATTAAATCTATTGCTTCATCACCTTGTCCAGCTAAATCATATAAATTTTGACGGACTTGATCGTAGTCCGCCTCAATCTTATTTTTCGTGCCAGTCGATATGTGCTTCTGGATTTTCGTCTCCATGTTCATGGTCATCTTCGTGTTCTTGTGGGTTCTCATAATCTGTATTCCATAATTCCATTACACCATACTTTGTACGGCTTTCATCTTTGTTACCACCTTCATATGGTATAGCAAAATTTTCTTCAATAAGAGTTTGGTTAGCATCCTTGCCATTTATCTCAATCGTACCAAGTACTCTTCCAAATTTACCTTTCTCCATATCTTCTGTAACTAAAGTAAATTCACCATCAGTTTCTGCCAATAGCTCAATTAATCTATGTTTAGCAGCAAGTCCCCAAGATTTCTCTTGTAAGTTTCTTGTTCTGCTTTCAGGTGTATCTATACCCATTAATCTAATTCTATCTCTCATGAATACAGAAAAACCTAATTCTATATCTGCGTCAATGGTATCTCCATCAACCACCCTTACTAAGCGTGCGTTAAATCTAAACATTTAATTCTCCTCTAATCTTCTACGTCAAAAAAGTTAATCGTTTCAGTGTATGGTTCTTTAAAACCACCAGCACCGTCAGATGTTGTTGTACCTACTATCTTTTGTTGCTCAAATTTATGAGTAGTAGGATCAACATTCTCTGAATAATCAACTTCTGTTTGGAGAATTTGTTTGCTCTTACCTATACCTCTATAATAACGAATACGAGTTGAGAAACCTAAAGTATAAACAATAGCTCTCCTCGTAACTAAATCACCCTCATAATCATCATTAGTATCGACACTCTCCAATATAATTGGAGTGTCAGTTGTGATATCCATTGTAGGGATATCTTTTATTGTTACTGTATATTCCGGTTGAAACATTGGTAAAATCTGTTCTAATAGTTGTAATGCTTCGTCTTGGCTCTTAGCCATGATATTTAACTCAAATCCAATCTTATATACTGCAGGAGCACCTAATTTATTTAGTTGTAATGTGTCCCCTGTTATAACCTTTGTATAATTCTTATGTTTTGATACTCTCGCATTTGAATCATATTCAAATGAGTTAATCTCAAATGACATCCTTGGAAGCTTAAGAGCTATATTAGGACCAGTTGTTTGTTCATTTAAACGTGCAAGAACCTTAGTTCGTGGTGCATAACCTAAAGGAACTTTAATCTTTTGTAGTATCTTACCACTAGAATCTTTTTTAACGACTTCCATATCATTAAATATAGAACCAAATACAGATACCATACGCCTAGTACTTTCATTGTAATAATGATTTTCAAACATTATGGGTCTCCAAATGGATTACTTTCAGTGAAATCTATAACAGAATCACCAGCGACTTCGAATTCATCATTATCAGCAAATGGGTCTTCGTTATAGAATGTTTTCTCATCGCCACTTTGGTCATCTGTAATATTTTGTGATGTTCCAGATTCTGTACCAACTAATCTTTGATTAGCATCTGCATCAACAAAGAATGACTTAAATGTACCATCACCATTTGTACTTTGATGTGGACTAATAATTGTTACTCTATTAGTACCATCACCTTCCCAACCAGAGACATAACCTTCAATATTAATTGGGTCACCATTATCATCATTTGTTCCAGTCCATTGTGTTACTAATTCACCAGTAGTATATGCAACTGCACCATTAACAATATAACTATATGATGTAGCATTCTTCCATTCTATTTGGTCTATCTCATCCCAACCAGTGTCAAAATGCTGGTCATTGTATTCAAATAACTCAGCTGTTAGTGTATAACTTGGGAGGTCTGCTAATTGATAGAATGGTGATTTAGGTTCTACATATTTAATCTCAAATAATCTTTGAGTCATTGTCATATATATTAAATCACCTTCGGCTGGTTTACCTTTAGGTGTATATCCAATACCTGTAGCATCAAGGTTAACACCTACTGTTTGCTCCCAACGGCGTTTAGTTACTACAAAGTCTGCTTGGTCTCTAATCTCTAAACCAAATTTACCTAATAGATTACCATCACCTTCAAATCCTTCAGCATTCTCTAAATACATTTCTACAGGGAAAGCCATAGTATATTGATTCCACTCTTCATTTAATAATTCATCCTCAGATACTCTCTGACGTGGAAGATATACTACATCTTGTCCAAATATTTTAATGGACTCAGTAACAAGGTCTTCATACAAATCTTGTTCGGATTTTACTGCGCCGCTAAAATATACACTAGTTGCCATTCATTACCCCATTAAAAAGTTGTCTGGCACTGCCCAGCTCAATTTACATTCTTCTTCTAATTCCCTGATTTCTTCGATAGCATCTTCAAACATTTGTCTGCCATTCATTGTTATACCACCTGGGAGTTGGAAGCCGTCAAACTTCATCATGTTTGCACCCCATTGCCTTTTAATCAATGCTGTAAGGTATTTCTTTAAATATAAATCATTATACACATCTGTATAAGTATCTGGTGCTAAAATAGTATTAACTTCTAATACAATATAATCTCCTGCTTCTAAATCGCCAAAGCCTTCATCCATATGAACTCTATTCATATGTCTACTAAATCTTATATGCTCAACATTATTTAAGCTAAACTCAATTAAAGATAAGTTTTGAAGTCTTTGTTCGTATGTTTGAATTTGTGCTGCAGCACCTTGAATCATGAATACATCGTTTAATCTCATATGATAACCCATATCAAATAATGAATCACCTGATGATTGACCACCTCTTAACATTCTCATTACTGATGTAATATTATCACTAACCGTAATATAACTATTAGTTATATCAGTTGCAGTAAGTTGATGTTTTAAATAATCGCGAACAACTCCATCAGAATGCCATTCTTGATAAAATTGTAATGCATCATCTGTACGATCTTCAATTTGGTCTTCGTCTACGTTAATTTCAATAACTGGAGCACCTAAAGCTCTTAAGCAATGGTCTTGTAATGTCGATCTTGAATTGGGTTTTGCCATAATGTTTCCTTGTTATATAGACTTATTTATATAAAACAAGACTTCCTTTAATGAATTTGGAAGAATAATTCCATGCGTGCTAACGTCTTTGCGTCTGGATTTGTGTGATGATTTTTTGAATATATCTCTTTTGCAGCAGCCACATCACCTTTTGCTAACTGTACAAAGTTATAATCTTTAGACTCTTCTCTATGTAAATTAACAAATGCTAATGCTACCATTTCATCGTATGTTAATAAAGCTAAATCTGCTTTATGTTCA